ACTGCTGACACCTGTCTAAAGTCAACACCCAGCTTTTTACCGGCTACATGCAAACTCGGAAGAATCAAAGACTTCCCTGTGTTAATATTGGTCGCAATAATCTGTTTTGGGTCATTGCTATAATTGGTCTTGTGCTTGTTCCCGGAAGACTTAGCTATTCTATATTTACGTGTTCCATAGTTAAGATTATATTCGCTTGTGCACCATTCAAGATTTGATACTGAATTGTTTGCTTTATTTTCGTCCTTGTGATTAACCTCTGGTAAATTATTAGGATTGTCCAAGAATGCTATAGCTACAAGACGGTGGATTAACCGATA